CTATTGTCTATGTCATTGACCGCAATGTCTTCCACGCAATCGACCTTATCTTCCAAGCAATTCCAGTCTGGTTTGAACTACGAAGAAATCAAATCATCCTTGGAACGCAGCTGTGGCTCGATAGACGATCATTCCGAAATGATGCCTTGGGACGATTTCTGGCAAAGCGTAGACTCCAAAGCATCATCGACAACCCTGCCTACCAAGAGCTCTTCCGTGACAAAGTACAGTCCGACCCACTACAAGAGGGGAACGATTGAGGTCTGGGACTTCATTGTTGACCAAGGCCTTGATTACCTCGCTGGCAATGTGATCAAGTATGTTTGCCGAGCAGGCCACAAAAAAGTTATGAGTCCGAACTGGATGACTGGCTTAAGGTAAAAGCCTACGTCGAACGAAAGATCAAAGCCGTTTCTGAATCGCGTAACCGCTAATCATGCACAACGCATCGCTGCTCCAACAAGCCATCACCTTCCGCCAGGCGATGGATCAACCACTTAACACCTCAGACGAAAACGTTTACGAACTTCAGTTTAGTCTTATTGAAGAAGAGTTCCGTGAACTGGGGGAAGCCTTTATACAAGAACTGGATGGCGTTACCAAGGAAGAGCAGCTTAAAGAGCTGGCTGACCTTGTGTTCGTTTGCTACCAGTATGCTGCTGCTCGTGGATGGAATCTAGATGTGGCCATGCGCCGTGTCTTTGAATCAAACATGAGCAAACTCGTGGACGGCAAGCCCCTCCGCCGCGAAGATGGTAAAGTTCTGAAGGGGCCAAACTACCAACCTCCTATCCTCGAAGATCTTCTTTAATACCGATGACCGCTTACGCTGATTTTGGCGACACCCCCAACACTATTGCCCGCACAGGTCGTGTCCAAAACTGGATTGATAACCCCGAATCTCGCCTCCCCGTCAGTTGTACGGTCTTCGTCGTTGAAGACACAATGGAAGGTCCTGAAGGTATTGAAGCGTCCTGGCGCTTTGTTTCGCACGCTCTTCGTAATGGAGCTGGCGTTGCTGTTCATCTTAGTAAACTCCGTCCTCGTGGCTCAGAAAACGGAAAGGGACTTACAGCGTCTGGCCCCGTATCTTTTGCCAGGATCTACTCTGCCCTCAACGAAACCCTGAGGCGCGGCGGGGTATACAAAAATGGGGCTGTGGTGTGTCACCTCGATTATACTTGCCCCGATGCCCTTGAGTTTATTCAAGCTTCCCGTTCTGATCTTGCTTGGGTTAAGCGTTGTCTTAACGTGGATGGAAACTTCCTTAGGGATGCATCACCCGAACTGATTGAAGCTACGCTTGATGGAATCAAAAAGGGTGACATCTGGCTTAACAAGATTCGTTATGACGCTGAAGGCAATCGCATCTACGGTAACGTATGTCTGGAGGTGTATCTTCCTAGTCGCGGTACCTGCCTTCTTCAGCATATCAATCTCGGAGCTTGTTCTATTTCGGAACTGGTTTCTGCGTTTACTGAAGGAATGAGTAGCCTGGTGGCTCTTCACGCTAAGACTGGCGTGGGTGATACTGGGGAATACCTTGCCCCCGAGACTGACCGCCAGGTTGGCCTTGGTATTCTTGGTCTGGCTAACTTCCTTTGCCAGAACGGTGTGACTTATAAAGAGTTTGGAGACGCCCTAACCAAGTTCCATGCTCATCAACCGGAGCATACTCCGGCCTATCTGCTTGTATCTGAACTTTCAAAGGCCATCGAAATCGCAGCTCAAATTGCCCGATCCGCCAACATGGACCGAGCCTTTGCTATTGCGCCTACGGCTTCCTGTTCTTATAACAACATTGATCTCAACGGGTATACTACTGCCCCCGAGTTGGCCCCTCCTATCTCTCGTCATGTCGACCGTGATAGTGGGACATTTGGAGTCCAGTCTTATGACTACCCGCCGAACATCGAAATAGCTTCTGATGTTGGTTGGGATGATTATAAGGCTGTCGCAGACGGCATCGTTCGTCTGTTCCAAAGCACACTGCTATTCCATGGCTATTCATTCAACAGTTGGAGCGATGTCGTTACCTACGACAGGGCTTTCTTGACTGAATGGTTCAACTCACCTCAAACCTCTCTCTACTACTCTCTTCAAGTAATGCCTGACACCCAGGCAAAAGATGATGCCCTTGCTGCGCTTGATGATGACTTCAAGCACTTGTTTGGGTTTGAAGAGGATGTAGATCCTGATTGCGGCTGTCCCACTTAAACCAGAAAACGAACCCTGTATTCCTTGCGGAGAATGAACTCGACCCTTTCGCCCTATGATCAAGTAATTAGCCGCAAGCGTAAGTGGACTCCGGTAGCCGTACAGCAAGGAAAGCTTGTTGATGGTTCCGAAGAATCCATTTATCGTGCGCTTGGTCTTCGCCACCTCGAACTGCCTGTTCGTGAATTTCTTCAGCAAGGACTGGAGAAAGAACTCCCTAAAACCGCTGGTGTGCGGGAGGCATTGCTCTCCAATCAACAAGATGAAGAGCGTCACGATCAGGCTTTGAACTATGTTGTTGCTGCCCATGGCATCAATGGCAAAGCCGAAGCCGAAGCCAAACACATCCTTAAAGCATGGTTGGATGCCCCCGAACATCCACTTCTTAAAGCCGCCATCCTCGAACGCAGTGTCTTCTTTGTCATCCTCCCGTTCTTCCGGTTTAACGGAGACATCGGAATCAGAACTACAGCAGCTGACATCTCAAGGGACGAACAAACCCACGTCGCTGTCCACTCAATGGTCTGCTCTGAGCTGGGCCTCAAGTCCACACCAAGCCTCAATCGCTTACGCCGAGCGACTGTGGGATGGGTGATGGATGCCCTTGGTTCGTCTGAGAACAAGTACCTGGACAAAGACTTCTGGCTGAATCAGTCCGACTCGCTTTATGAGCGGGGCAAGGCACCTGGCCTGAAGGATACGCAACGATCCAGAATGCCTGCGTTCTTCGAGGCTGCGAACACTGACCTTCCACAATATGGGTAGTCCATTTCTAGAAGAAGAGACATTGCCCCTGACTCGCGTGGTTGGGGGCAACGTTGATCTAGACCGCTTGATTCAGGAGCTTGAGGATATGTATCCTGATGTGTATCCTGATCACACCATTACCGAACGAGACCTGGCCTATCGTGCTGGGGCTATTTCAATCATTCGCTATCTTAAATCAAAGCGAGATCTTTAATCATGTGCCTTGCTCCAAAAGCTCCGGAAATGCCTCCGGCTCCTGCTGCGCCCGCGCCAACTCCTCTTCCTGAACCGCCGCCGCCTGCTCCTGTGACCACTGGTGGTGCAGCTGCTACCATTGCCCGTCCTTCCAGCCAGCGTGCTGCCAAGCGTCAGGCTAGCCGTGGTCCTAGCGCCCTGAGCATTCCCATGGGTGGTTCTTCTGCCCCCGCGCCTACTGCCTCCCAGGGCGGTGCTGGTGGCAACGTCAAACTTAATATTGGTAAGTGATGGAAAATCAGTCCGCCGCATCCCGCTACGCTAAGCTAGCCAGTGACCGGACGATCTTCCTTGATACTGCCAGGGACTGTGCTGCTCTTAGTCTTCCTTATCTCCTCACCCCTACTGGTGTGGTGAATGGACAAAAGCTTCCCACGCCCTGGCAATCTCTAGGCGCCAAAGGCTGCAACGTCATGGCCTCGAAGCTGATGCTGAGTCTGTTCCCTGTGAACACGACTTTCTTCAAGCTTCAGATCAACGACGGAAAGCTGGCCTCGGATCCAAATCTAGATGCTACAATTCGTTCTGAAATTGACATCAGCCTGTCCAAAATGGAACGGGTAGTGATGCAAAACATTGCCGAATCACAGGATCGTGTTATCCTTCACCAGGCAATGAAGCATCTGATTGTAACCGGGAATGTCCTGGTATACATGGGTTCGAAGGGGGTGAAGTTGTATCCTCTTGACCGCTTTGTGGTCGTCCGTGATGGAGAGGGTCAACCAACCGAGATCATTACGGTTGAATCTATTGATCGACAGTTTCTTTCTGAGAAATTCCAAGTCAACAAAGCTCGCAATGTAAACGCTGCGGGTGACAATACAACTACTCCTGACGTTGATGTCAATGTCGGAGAAAATGAAGTTGCTGTTTATACCTGGGCTAAGCTCAAGGATGGACAGTGGCGTTGGAGGCAAGAAGCTGAGGGGGAAATCATTGAAGAATCCCTTGGCAAGTCTCCTAAAAATACTACGCCCTGGTTGCCTCTCCGCTTCAATGTGGTAGATGGTGAAGACTATGGCCGTGGTCGCATCGAAGAGTTTCTTGGTGACCTCAAGTCCCTTGAAGGTTTGATGCAAGCAATGGTAGAGGGCTCCGCTGCCGCCGCTAAGGTGGTCTTCCTGGTGTCCCCCTCCGCTACCATCAAGCCCTCCGTGTTGGCTAAGGCTGGCAATGGGGCTATCATCCAAGGTCGTGCCGAAGACGTGACTGCCGTTCAGGTGGCCAAGCAGGCAGACTTTGCTTCCGCCTATCAGATGATCACCTCCCTGACTCAACGTCTGTCGGAGGCCTTTTTGATTCTGTCTGTTCGTCAAAGCGAGCGGACCACTGCGGAAGAAATCCGAGCCACCCAACAGGAACTCAACGAGCAACTTGGTGGCATCTATGGTAACCTTACCTCGGAGCTGCTGCGGCCCTATCTTCAGCGTAAGCTGTTCCTGCTTCAGCGTTCTGGTGACCTGCCCAAGCTTCCCAAGGGCATTGTGTTCCCAACGGTGATTGCTGGTCTTGACGGTATTGGACGTGGACAGGATCGTGAATCCTTGATGATGTTCCTTCAAACCGTTGGTCAGTCGCTGGGTCCTGACATGCTGGCCAAGTACATCCATCCTGATGAAGCAATTAAGCGGCTTGCCGCTGCCCAAGGCATTGAAACCTTGAAGCTTGTGAAGACTCCTCAAGAGCAATCTGCTGAAATGCAGAAAGCACAGGCTCAAGCAATGCAAGGTTCTCTTGTTAATCAGATGGGTGATCTTGCCAAGGCTCCTATGATGGATCCTTCCAAGAACCCCGAAGTTATTGATTCTCTTAGAAATGCCGCGTCAAACGCCCAACAAGGAAACGTCGGAATCCCAAACATTCAATCCCCCCAGTGAGGAACTGAATCCGGCTGATTACGAAATTCCTGAATCCATTGAATTGACCACCCGCAACAAGTATGCTGGCAAGCCAAAGGTCCGGGCCAATGCGTCCAAGCCTTTGATTGGTAGCCATGGTCCTAAGGTATCTAAACCCACCTTTGGCACCGTGCGCGGCGAGTACAACTGATCCACAACACCAATGCCCGAACTTACGTTTGATTCCACTGATGACCTCGATGTAACCGAGGCTCGTCAAAACCGAGAAGCACAGCTCCTTGAAGTTGGAGAAAAACTCCAGGCTGAAGAGGACGCTCGTGAACAACGCAAGTATGACCAGGCCCGAGAGGACGCCGAGTCTGAACTGCGTTATGCTGGCAAGTTCAAGTCTGCTGAAGATCTTGAAAAGGCCTACAAAGAACTTGAGAAGAAGCTTGGTCAGAAGGACGAAACCACTCAAGAAGAGGGTGATGATACCCAGGACGTGAGTGAAGAATCTGATGAAGAGGTTGTTGAATCGGAAGAAGTCCAGACTATTCTGAAGGCTTCGGAAGAGTACTACTCCAACGATAACCAGCTGAGCCCTGAGACCGTTCAGAAGCTCAAGGAGCTGCCCTCTGAGAAATTGGTGGAGGCTTACCTAGAACTTCAAAAGAACGCCTCTCCTGTGGCTGCTAGGCCTCTCTCTGATGCCGAGGCCCAGGACATCGTTAAGTCGGTGGGTGGTCAGGATGCTTACAGCGAAACCCTGGCATGGGCCGCTGAAAACCTGACTCCTGCTGAAGTTGCTGCCTATGACAATGTGGTCAACAGTGGCAACAAGGACGCAATCTTTTTTGCGGTTCAAGCTCTTAATCAACGCTATCGTGACGCTGTGGGATTCGAAGGCAAACAAGTTTCCGGCAAGGCCGTGAAGAACTCCATCAAGGGGTTCCGTTCGCAGGCCGAACTGGCACGCGCCATCTCCGATCCTCGGTATCGTAATGATCCAGCGTATCGCATGGACGTTGAAGAAAAACTGGCTGCAAGCGGCGATCTGCTTTAACTGATCGTGG